CTTGGACGCGCTTAATCCACCGCCGCCGTTAAAATCCAGTCGGCTCCCGTCAAAGGTAAACAGCACCCAGCGCCCGGTCACAACGCTGTCACCGTCCGCCGCATCCGCGCCGCAGTACGCAGGTACAGCCACACCGTTGACTGTCCACGTGTCGCCCGAACTCCACGCGGCGGGGACTTTAAACCGCCCCACCGCGCCCTCGCCCATCAGCGCATACACGCTGCCGCTCTTGTTACACTCATATTCCTGCACGCAGACATTTAACCCGCCACCAGACGGGTCATACTGCGCCTTTGTCATCATTGCTGTGCCACCGTGCAGTTGCGACAGCTCAGTCTTTACCTTTTCAAGCAATGCGGAAAACTGCGCCTGAATGGTGGTAGTGTCAACGCTAACCCAGTCCGTAACAAGCCCACATACATCGGGGTCAAGCCGTTCGTCCGTGATGCTATCCGCAGAAATGCGGCTTACAGCTGCTGCAACGTAAATACGCGCAAGAGAAATTTGCCGTTTTAAAGTGTTGTTTGTAAGTTCCGTGGCGGTAGGTGCATTATTCGGCGTTCCTTTTAGCACTTCAATACGCGGCTTTTCCGCATAATTCACCGTGTCCCAGCTAACAACAATCCTGTCAATACGTGGCAAAATGGCATCTGGCAACGGGATTGTCAGCTGCAACTCGCTTCCAGTCTGTTCTTTTGTATCATTCCAAAAAACTGTGCCGTCCGCTTTGTCGTTCGCCAGCCAGCCCACGCCATCTGAAACGCTTACCGTCATATCGCCGTTTGCGGTAACACTTAAATTGCCATCTGCGCCAAAAACGCCGCTGGAACGCCCATGCAGCCATTTCATAACATTTTCGGCTCCGATGTATTCATCCACGTCATTCGGGAAATTTTTGATTTCTGCCACTTTATCACCTCAAAACTGTTAAAATCGGGTCGCCAATAACCAGCTTGACGCTTGATCCGTTTGCATCCTGTGAATACTTTGCTGCCGTGATTCTTGCCTTGTACTTTACACCCAGCCGCAAAGAAACGCACCAAACCAAATCTCCGACATTATATGCCGTGCCAAGCTCGTCACCGTCAGCGTCAATCGAAAATCCGTTGCGGTTCAAATGACTGCCTAGCTGCAACGCCGCATACTGTTTAACGCGCGTCTGAAACGCAGCGTTTGTCTCGCCATCCTGCTGGCTATCTCCGCTGAAGCTCGCCCACAGTTCGCGCCGTTCCGAATCGCTTGCCGTGCCAGCCTGCACCACAAACTTTGTACCGTCTTTGTACTGCGCTTCACAGTAGCACACATTTTTGTATTCAGAAATATCCTTGTCAACTACCAGACCGGGCGCTGTTCCGCGTTCCTGCACAAACAGCACGGCGTCTAATCCCTTTGTGCGGTCAACACCCTTATACAATTCAAACGTTTCCGTCTTGGCTCTGTAGTTCAAAATAATCCGGTTCCCAATCCCGGCATCTGTCAAAATCGGTTGTATGCAGTTTAACAGTTCATCCCCGTACACCTCTGTTGCCGTCACGGTTTCTGTCAAGCCTTTTTTCTCTGCCAGCAGTATAGGAAGCCCACGCAGATTGGCAGTAATAACGCTGTATACATCCGTTTCCACGTTGGCAATGCTGGAAGTTGCCGCAATAACACGCCGGTTTAGCTTATTGTTCAGACTGTACCCGTTCAACGTGATTTCGCTATTATCACAATCGAACTGTATTTCTTCCACCGTATACGCAAGTCTTCGCTCTACAATGTACAAAACAGCATCCAGCTCCACTATCCCGATGTTGTAATCATCCATCGGCAAAACTACCGTAAATTTTCCCACATCGTTATAGTAGTCGCTGAACTCGCTGCTGATCGCGTGCGTGATTTCGTGTCGGTTACTAAGGTCATGGGAGAACAGCTCTAATCTCATATTACCGTTACACCCGCACTTTCTTCCGCAAACGAAACGCTCATTTCAACGTTTTCAAGCCCACTGTCCGCAGTAGGTTTCCACGCATTATCGCCCGTATGAATTCTGTACAGTGTGCTTTCAAGCGTAAGTGCGCCCCGGCAGTCACCGTCCTTAGAGCTTGTGACCGTTGTTTTCCCGTGCGATGTCTTGATAACGACACGCTCATCTTCCACAAGCGTTTTTTCCAGCCGCAGCACTTCACCTGTCAGCATGTTTTCAATGCCTACGTTTGTTGCCGTCTCGCCAATGCAATTGATTTCCAACCTAAACGGCACATCAAACTGCCCAAAATTCTGCAAAACAATGTATTTTAGCACAATGACTTTGCCAAAATAATACGTTTTGCTGATATTCCACGGGAATTTAAAACCTTTTTGCACGCCGCGCAGCTGCATTGCCTTTCGTTCGCCGCTTTCCCAATACGGGTAGGGGGCAAGCAGGCCAAGCTGGAACGGCGCACCTCGTTTTGATGCGCCAATGGTAGGAGATGCCGTTACAATAACGTCTATGTGCCAGTCTCCGGCATATAACACCCCGGTCAGGTCAGGCCGTACAACGGTCATAAGCGCGTCTTTCAGCGCTTGTGCATTGTCGCCGATAACTTTTCCATTGATGGTAATAGGCCGCGTCTGAATGGCCTTAGATTGCACAGTAGCACCTACTTGACCGATGCCCTGAGCCGTGTTGGCAGTGACCGAAATTGTATCAATGCCATCCGGCTTGCTGATAAGATAACCATGCGCGTAGTCAAACACGATAGACTGCCCCAGCGAATTGACGTACTTGAAAGTCTTGCTTAAAAAACTCATAACGCCCACCTCGCCCGCTGGAAATACGCCGCTGTACTTGCCGCCAGTTCAACCGGCGTCTGCTTTGCCGCGTAAATATTTTGCGTCAGGGTAAAACCGCTGCCACTGCCCTTACCGCGTCTGTAGCTGTCCGCTTCATCAGCTGTCAGCACCATCTCGCCGCGATGCAGGTCAGCCGCATATCCGTTATACGGTACATAGTCAAGGCCGCCAGCACGATGGCTGTCAGACCCCGTATTGTTTTTCACATCACTTGCATTGATGACAAAAATACTCTTGATGCCATCCCACAAGCCCTGCACGAAGCTGACAAGACCGCCCCAAACAGCCGCAATGCCACCCTTGATGCCCTCTACAACGTTTTGGCCGACCGTAGAGAAAAAGCCAAACACACCTTCAAAGATGCCCTGAATCGACTCCCACGCGCTCTGAAAGTCACCAGACAACACAGCGTCAATCGTAGAGAACACGCTGGTAATCAAATCAAACACAGTCTGGAAAAAGCTTACCGCAACATTCCAGATGCTTTGAATGATAATCCACGCGCCCTGAAAGAATCCGCTGATAATCGGTGCAAACGGCGTAAAGATGACCACAATTGACTGGAAGATAGCCTGGAAGAATGCGCTTGCCCATGCCCATACAGTCTGTACAAGGCTCCATGCAGCACTGAACGCTTCACCGATGCTCTGTATGACTGGGGTCAAATCTGTAATGACCTGCGTAACGACCTGCCCAATAACCTGCATAGCAGCTTCAACATAAGGCTGTACAAATGCCACGACTTCCTGAATCTTGGCAGAAATCGCATCCCACGCAGCATTAACGCCGTTTCTAAAATCTTCGTTCTTTGCATACAGCACAGCCAAAATGCCAACCAGTGCGCCAATTGCAACCACAACCAGTGTAATTGGGTTTGCTGCCAAAACCGCATTAAAAGCGGCTTGCGCTTTTGCCGCTGCCGCCTGTGCCAACGTCATAAGGGAAATCTTCCCTGTAAGCAATCCGGCAAGAACTTCGGATGCCTTTAATGTGCCATTGAGCGCACCCTGTGCAATTTCCGTGTCAGAAAGTCCCATGCTGAACAAAGAAACAGCAACCTTGGCTTCGTCAAAAGCCGTTACCATCTTTTGAATTTTCGTCCCGATTTGCCAGCCTTTTACAGCTGCACCAACCGTCACAAGCGCGGGGGCAATTTCTTCAATTACAGGCACGACTTCTTCAACTGCTGTTTTAACATTGTCAAAAATGTCAAGCAGGAACGAAAAGTCAGAGTTTTCAATCGCGCTTGTCAGCCCGGAAATAATTGCATCGCCAAAAAAAGAAAACACATCAGCAACAATGGGCTGCAATTCGCTTGCTACGCTGCTTAACCCACCGAAAAGTGCCTGCAAGCCCTCTTCAATAGTCGGTTCAAGCTCCATAATCACGCTGCTTACATAAGGCGCAAGCTGTGTGACCAGTTCGCTCAAACCATCAATCAAAGTAGGAACAATCTCTTTGATTCGCGGTATAATGTTGTTTCCGGCAGTAATAACGCTGTCAACAAGGTTGTCCACCAAGGTTTGAAAGTCTTGCTCCGGGTCTGCAATTCCAGTCAAAAGATTTTCCCAAGCGCTCTTCATCGACGCTGTACTGCCTTGAATTGTAGTTGCAGCTTCCTTGCTGGTCGTTCCCATGATGCCCATGTTGGCCTGCACGACATGAATCGCTTGTACAATGTTCGCATAGGACATACTGTTGGAATCGACCGTTACGCCAAGCTCTTTCTGCGTGTCCGTCATGGCAGCAGCTTCTTTGATAAGCCGCTTCATCTCAGCCTGCGTACCGCCGTAGCCGATCTTAAGATTGTCGAGCATAGTATAGTTTTGCTTCGCAAATCCGTTATATGCATCCTGTATGGACTGCATATCGGTGCCCATCTTGTTCGCGTTATCGGACATATCCGAAATTGCAGTATTTGCCATTTCAGCGGCTTTTCCTGTGTCACCGCCCAAACTTGAAACCAGAGCAGCCGCAAACGATGTGGATGTTTCCATGTAATCATTTGCTGAAAGACCTACATTCTTGTATGCGTCTTTTGCGTAGCTCTCTATGATTCCCGCGCTATCTTTGTACAGCGTTTCCACGCCGCCTACAAGCTGCTCGTAGTCCGCATAGCTGTCCAGCGATGCCTTGCCAATCGACACAGCCATGTTTGCAGCGGTTTTCCCGATTTCCGTAATGCCGTTGGCTACGGTCCGCAAACCGTCCGAAACGACATTTCCAAGCAGCGTACCGCTAAACACGTCCATCAAAGATGATGCGCCGCCTTTTGCCTTTTCAACGCCTTTTTCATAGTCGTCTGTGTTCAGACTTAATTTTGCATATAAGTTAAAAACGTCCAATCTATCACTCCCTTCTTGAATTTCTGCTTTATCTGCTGTATTCTAAGCAATAGGAGGTGTTTTTTATGGCAAAAGCAAAAAATGCAGTAATCGCCGGTGATTTTATGGGCAAAAAGGTGTCTGTTTCATTTGGCAAAGTCTCTATGGACGTTGGTGGTCTATCAGCACTTGAACTAAACAGCCGTACTGTTGCCGGTTACTCTGTGGTAGATGAAACTCACAAAACATCTATGGCTTCCGGCGTTATGCGCGGCATGGTCGGCGGTGCTTTGTTTGGTGGTGCTGGCATGGTTGCCGGTGCAATGACTGCCAAGCAAAAAGGCGTTTATCAGGTTGTTATACAGCTTATAGATGACCCGCAATGGCGTTACAGCGGCAAGCGCTTCCTGTTGGAAGTTGACGAGCCGACTTATAAAGCCATTATCAAAAATTGTTTCTAAGTTTAGCCGCCCTATGTTTGGGCGGCTTTTTTCTCTGCTTCTTTCAATCCATGCCGCGCCGCAAAATCTTTGAAATCCGCCTGCACCTGTTCTGGTGTCCGCGTATCTACTTTGTGCGGGTGGATGATATCAATATATCTCGCTGGCCTGTCCTTTACGCCTGTCACAGCTACTACAAGGCTCCACGCACTGTCAGTCATGTACACCTTGTACAACTGTTCTTCAAAATCAGCTTTTAAAGCGTAAGGCAGCGCCGACACAAGCGCCTTTGCGCTCAGTTTCGGCATTTTCAGCAGTACAGGGATTACTTGTTCTGCCCGCCACCGAGATACGATTTGAAAAAATCAACAAAACCTTTATCGTTCACAAGGTCGTAAACTTGTTTGCAGGTGATAAGGAAATTCTGTTTGCCGATTTCTTCCAGCGTCAGACCGTTGAACGGGGCAAGGATTGCGTACACATCCTCGCGGTGCTGCTTCAACGCAATGTTCAGCAGCTTAACAATTTTCGCAAGGCCAAAACGCTGCATTGCAATACGGGTCGTTTCGCCCTTCGGCATAGCTTTCTGCATCTCTTTCACAAGCGCTTCATCATCGATCAGGTTTGTGATGGGCTGCGCGATTTGCAAAACGACTTCCAGCGCTTCGTCAGTGCTAAGTTCAGAAAAAATCCGCATTATGCTTCATCCTCTCCGGCCTTGATATAAACCTCACACGGCACAGTGTCCTGCGCGGTAATGGAGTAGTGCGCCGTGTATTCAAAGCTCATCTGGCCTTTTTCCTTGTCGCCCGTCTGCAAGCTGAAACCGCCGGTAGACAGCGTATTCATCATGTGAATGGCGCAGAAACCGCCGTTCGTAGTGCCGTGCTTGTCAGAGTAATCGCACAGCAGCCACAAATCGGTAAAGTCGCTGTCTTTCAAATCATTGCGCGGCGTAATTTTGGAAACCTTGGAAGTAGTCGTAACATCCGCAGCGCCAAGCATGCTTTTGGCATTTTCTGCCGATGCCGAAACATAAGTGCCACTGCACTTGACTTCCCAAGATTCAATCTGCTTCAGCTCTTTCATGTTCTTGGGACAGTTGTCGATGTCCTCGCCGAAGTCGGTAAAGCTGGGCACAGCCGTAAAGTTGATGCCGCCAGTTGTGGCGCCCAGCAGCGCACTTTCTTCCGGCGCAGTACCGGCAGTCGGGTCAAACGTAGTTGCAAGATAGCCCGCGTTCAGGACAAGTTCCTTAAACGCAGATTCAGGAATACGAGTAAATTTCATGCTTTCACCTCAATTTGGGCATAAAAATTCGGCGGTCACGTTGATGTACCGCCGTTTTAGGTTTTTGTCTGTGTCATCTGCTAGCGATTGGCAGAACGGGGAGCCGCGTTTTAACCAAATCAAGCCGCCATCTACCGGCAGCGTCACGCCGCCAATGCCCAGCGCGTCAGAAAGCTCAAGCGCCTTTGCATTGGGCACTGCTTCGCTCGTGGTATGGAACCACATGTTGACCGTCAGCGATACCGCCCCGCCGCCCCATGCGTCAAACACGGCATCATATGTCAGGTATGGGAGCACCGCGTCTTTCGGCACGGCGTTGCTGGGGTATGCGGTCATAAATTGCCCGAAAAACTGCTGTAATGCAGCGCCCTTTGTCATGTAGGCAATCCCTCCCGCAGTCTTTCAGCCGTAAAACTTTTTAGGCCGTTCAGCATAGTGGAAGCGCTTGCAGGGGCTTGCTTTTCTTCCGGGCGGCTTGTGACCCGGAAATATGCCCCAGTAGTCAAGTCCTTGTACACGCTGCCGTACTCAATAGGCACATCTTTACGCACAATTCCGGTATATACGCTGGTCACGCCCTGCGCTTCGGCCTGCCGTGCTTCAAGGCTGCTGTCCAGTGCAACATAATTCGCAAACTCTGCGCCCTCTCTCCACTCGGTAGCATAGCCGCCTTCTCCGTCAGGCTTTGTCAGCTTGTCCATGATGATGCAGCTATGCGAAAAATCATCTAAAAGGCTCATAGCTTTCTCCATTTGTTCAGCCGAGAAGCAAACACGCCCTGCCAGCTCGTCACAGAGCCGCCAGAATTGCCGTTCGCGCTCGATTTGGTGTAACTATACCCCGCAAAGCTCTCGCTTTGAAATGGGCTATTTGCGGCGTTCTCGTACTGCGTGCGCCATGCCTTGATTTCTTCTTCAAGGCGCAGAAATTCGGAAGGCACGGCCATGGCCCAGATAGCCCCGTCAAAGGTTTCATCCCTCAACGAGCAGTTGCCGTATTGATACACACCATCGTTCAGAACGCTGCCCACAATGCGGAAATACTGTCCGGCACGCAAAAAAGGGAGCGCAATGCTCCCGCCCTTGATGCTGAACTCGCCCAGATGGACGCCATTCGATGTGACAAACCAGTTCCGGCACTCCCTCATCAATTCTTCAAGCATTGCACTCCCTCTTTTTTACTGTGCTGCCTTGGCAGTTTTTGCGCTCCGGGTTTCTGCGGGCGTAATGGTGGCAACAGCGATGCCGTCCAGGTACTCTGCCCACAGCTTCATGCCCATCAGAGCGTACATATCGCCAGTTGCGCGGCTGTAGTCGCCGTCAACATGCACACCAATCAGGTTTGTTTCGCCCTCGACGGTATAGTTCAGGCCCAGCTTGGCGAAATCGCTGTCGGCGGGGTCGATGTAATACAGGTCGATATTCTCAACAGGCACGGCGATAACCTTGTTCTTTGCAATGTACTTTTCTGGCAGCAGGAACAGGGTAGAGTAGCCCATGAAATTCTGAACATAGGTCAGGCCGAAGGCGGTCTGCGTGGTGATTTCCTTGTCGCCCAGATAGCCGTAGAAGTCCAGAATGTTGGCAAAGCCGACAACCTCGGTAACATCACGGTCCATGCTGGCGAACTTGTCCAGCACGTTGCCCTTTGCCAGAGCAAGGCCCTGCTGCCAAGTGGTAGCAGCTACAGCCAGAGAGCCAGTGTTCAGGAAGGTGTAGAAGTCACCCAGAACCTTGTTCTGCAGGGCGACAAGGAACGCCTCGTCGGTCTTTTCAACGGCAACATCTGCGCCGTACTTGGCGACTGCCTCAACGGATACGCTCTTAGCATACTTGGCAATCTCAATGTCGCCGTAGGTTTTGGGCTCGACCTTCATCTTGGTCAGCGGAATCTCATCGCCTTCGGCAACGGACGTACCGCCAGCCAGAGTGCCGTCAACAGCGGCCTCATAGGAGACCAGCTTCGTGCCGGGGGCCTTGCGGATGGGGCGCATAATGCCCATGATGGTGCGCAGCGCGTCCCAGTTCTTGCCAAAGCGGGTGACAAAGTCAACCTCGCGGGCATTGACAGTAATCTGGGCGGCGGTAGTCAGGTTAGTTTTTGCAGCCATATTTTGGCTCCTTTCTGTTAATCGTCAGATTCGTTTTGCATGAGGTTCACAAGCGCCGCCTGCCGCTCGGAGGTGGACAGTACATAACGACCCTTATCGTCCGTCTTGTAGATGTCCTCCCGCGTCAGGGCCTTGCCGCCATTGTTGGCAGGGGGAGTAGACGTGTCTGCGCCTTTGGTGCTGCTCTTGGTGATGTACTCGCCATAATCGGTCTTGAGGCTCTTTTCAAGTGCAGCTGCGTCTTTGATAGCGCCCTTGTCATCCAATTCCAGTTTGTCAAGCAGGCCGTCTCCCTTTGCAAGGCGTGCGACAGAGGAAATCCGTTTTTCAGAAATGCCGATTTTCAGCAGGACGTCTGACAGCGCCTTTTCTTTGGCAGCCGTTGTTTTCTCAGCGTCTACGTTGGCCTTGTAGTCCCCAAAAGCCTTGTGCTCTGCTTCATACTTAGCCTTGTAGCCGCCGTCGCCCTGCGCTTTCAGGTCGTCCAACTCCTTCTGAACGCCCGGCAGCTTTTCTGCATCGGCTTTATACCGCGTGACGTCGTCCTTCAGCGGGTCAACAACGCCAAGATGGAGCGCCACCAGCTGATTTTCAATTTCGTCAGTGCAGCTTTCGCCAATGATTTTACGGATTTCAGCGCGTGTAAATTTTGCCATGTGGATTCTCTCCTTTTCTTCTGTGACGGTTCTTCGTCATTTGAGATTATTTATTCAAAACAGCAGTGCTTCGCTGTTTTTGCGTATAAAAATAGCAACCGACGAGAAAGTCTCGGTAGTTGCTAAATGAACTTGTTTTTACGGTTTCGCCTCAACGCTGGGAAGCACATCTGTGTGGAAATACAGTTTGTAATGGTACGGGTCTGTGTGTGTTCCTGTAATATCCTCGACAACATACATCGTGTAGCTGTTTAGGTAGATGTAATTCTTTCTGTAAGTATCGGGGCCAATCTTTACCGTACAGACAAGCTCGTTGCTGGAATTGTTGGAGATAGACATGTATCCCTCTGCTTCCATAATTACCTTGTCTGTTCTGGCGTTGTAAACGGTGATTTTTCGTTCGCTTTCAAAGTAATCGGCCTGTTTAGAAATATTGGCGTTTGCTTTATCGGCTTCGGAGCAGCCGCACAAAAGCAGGGCCGAGGCCATAACTGCGATTGCGATGTAAAGAATTTTTTTCATGTGCTTTACTCCCAATAAAAAGAGCCGGAAAGCGTCAACCGCCTTTCAGCTCTGCTTTGATTATTCTTTTGTACTGGTCGCCGTGCTCGGCAACAGATGGTTTGATAAATGGCTGTGCACGTTGTCCATGCGTTAAATGTACATTGCCTTTAGCGTCTCGATATAACCACGGCGTTTTTCTGCCACCCGGGTAATATGTTCCAGTACCACACTCAACGTACACGCCATATTTGCTGTTTGTGCCGACATATGCGGCGCGTTCGCCGTTGTCTGTCACAGTGTGTGTAATGCTGTTTCGTAGGTTGCCTGTATCAACAGGGCATAGCTTTTTAGCGTATCCCTCTGCTACAAGCCCGCATTTTTCGAGTGCTCTTCCAACAGCAGCATCAAGCGCTTCTAGCACCTCGGCGCTATGGTCTTCAAGTGTGATTTTCATTGCACGTTAATCCTCTTCAAGTGCTTTGTAAAACGACTCATAGGATTCCTTTGCTTTGGGTGGTGCGTCACTTGTCAGTACATACTTTTTGACAGATGCGTCAAACCTGAACCATTCTTCATTTTCCATAAAATAGGGCATATCTTGGAACATATTACGCCTTTCCGAAATATTTTTTTATTATATTGGAAACCGCCAAAGAATATTCGCTCGGATTTGTGCCAACTTCCGCATCGGCAAAGCATTCTGCAACAAATTCATCCGCATTTGTCAGAGAGTAATCACTGATTTTAATGCTGTCGTATTTCTTTTTTGCTGTCGCAATTGCTTCTCTGTCTGCGTCCGTCACTTCACCTGTTCCAAAAATCATTTTGGTTTCAATCGGTTTACGGATTTTGTCATAGTTGTCTTTCGCTGCTTGCACTGTGTTACAGTATTCGTCCCAAATAGGTTCGATTTCTTTTCTCGCCTTTTTAACTGCCGTAAAATCAACAAGTGCAAAATTTTGCGCTTTTCCGGGCAATTTTTCTCCGATATTTAACAAGCTGTGTCCATATTCGTGCGTAATAACATATTTTATTTCATCTCCCGCCGCAAATTTAACACAATACCCTTTTTGCGAAAGGTCAAAAATATGTTTCCTACCAGAATCTGTTACTTTCAGCGGGTTTATTCTCATTTCCGCGCTTCCCAGCCCCCATTGATGATTTACAACGGCAAAGGCGTGTGAAAGCAAACTGTCGGTTTTGTCCATTACGGTAAGCTTTGTAAGCGGAGAATAATATCGGTTTCCAAGGCCGTCAATCGCGTCTACAATGCTAGCAGAAACATTTTTGTCAAGTTTGGAAATTTTGACGGTATCAAGAAGTGTATTATTTTCAATGTCTTGTGCTTTAACCTCCACACCGTGACCGACAAAGCGTTTTCTGTAGTCGTCCCAAGCACTCCAAATGGATTTTCTTCCTCGTAGGTCAATGTTTTCCTGCGCTTTTTCTTCTTTTTTCCACCCCGCCCACTCTGCATAGGTTATATCTCCCACAAGAACAGATTTCCCTGTTTTGGGGTCAATAGCGCGTCTGCCGCCGCTGCTAGTGTCTTCTCCGTCAACCTCTGCAATTTGGGTGCATCGGCAGTTATACACAAGATAACCCGGTGCGGAACTGTCTCCCGGATACATAAGCTCGTAACCGTCAACGGTAAACGGTTTGTCAATGTCTACTGTCTGCCCATCCAAGATTCTGTGCTCATGTCTGGTTCTGCCGTCCAGAGTGGCAAGCCAACGCTTTTTGAGCTTGATGCCCATGTCCCGCGCTGCGCTGTAAGTATCTAGCCGCCCCGCATTTTGCGCCCCTGTGACCGCCGTTCTGGCCGTTCTGATAGCGCTCGTGCGGTTCATGTTCTGCATACGGCCTTGCAGGTCGTTAGCGATTTTCGATATGCTTTTGCCTTGCAGGATGGAGCTTGTGACGCTGGCTGTGATTTGCTGCTTTCCGTACTTCAAATCAATGCCGCGCTGCAATGCACGCTTTGGCGGGTAGTACGGCATAAGGTCAGGCTGTTCCACAATCAGACGTTTCACTGTCTGCTCATCCCACAGCGTAAAATCTGCTTTGTCGGAGACCTGCTCTATTTTGTAAGCAGAGTAATTGCGGTTCAAACTGTAAATGCCCGGCGTGGCGTCATTGACGTATGCCACAGCCGTTGCATTGGCATCAGTGTATCTTTCTGCCACCTTGTCCCGCAGCGCCGCAAAACGCTTGCCTCGCCCCATCTGCGCAAGCCGCCATTGCTTGTACTGCTGTTCGGTGATTTCGCCTGCATCCAGCTTTTCTTTCATGGCTGCATCACGCTTCTCGAACTGCTCAAAATAGGCTTTCACCGTGTCGGTCAATTCATCAGCAGCTTCTTTGTACAGCTTTGCGATTCGCTGTTCCAGCTTTGCAAGCTCGGCATCTGTCATTTTGTGAGCGTAATCAGATTTTTTCACGGGTGTAAAGCTCCCATTTGCAATCAGCTGGAAGTCTCCCGGAAATTTCAAAATGGTCAAGCCGTTTCAGTTCTTTTTCCGGGATGTTGTCATCCGCGTAAACCGGAGTAATGGTAAAATCCATCGGTTTTATTCCGTCAATGCGGATGGAATATTCCTTATTCTGTTCCATTCGGCTCATTTCTCTCCATAGGTGTAACGAAATCGGGATTTTTGGTTCTTTCAAGTTCCTCTGCCGCCTTTCGCTTCATCAAATCTTCGTACTGGTCAGCATCACCGTTAATGGTCAGCAGCTTTTTGGTGATGTACTCATCATCGTAGTATTCTGCGCCGAGTAGCACTGTCTGTGCTTCTTCCTGCTTGTTGATAATCTGGTTGCGCGTGTATGTCGGATCGTCATCAAGCCCGGCAACCGCCAAAATGCCCTTGATGCAGCGCGTCACGCAGCTTTCAAACTTGTCCGTTTTCAGGTCAAGCGGCACATAACTGGCCTTGATGGCCGTTGCAGTTTGGTTGCCAGCGCTGACAGCGGCAGAATCAAAGGCCTGAAAGTCCTCGTATAACTTTTTGGTGAGCATATCAATAGTCGCCTGCGTGCCTTGGAACGGAGCTTCGATGCTCTGTGGCGTGGCCTTTGCGCCCTCGTCACCGTCAGCATGGGCGACATGGGTCGTTTTCAGACGCTCAATGAACTTTGTATCGTCCTGCTCGTCCATGCCTCCGCAGTTGGTCAGAACCCAGAAAATCAGGTTGCCTTCGTCAACGTTGTTTACCATGTTGGAGCTTGCAAGGTCGAGCGCGTCAATGGTATTCTGTCGCCCCTGTAGCTCGCTGTGGGCCTGCTCGCCGTTTTTCAGCGGGATAATGGGAAATCCCGGATAGTTCTCACCGTCATAAATTTCTGTGCCGTCTGCCTCGCTGGTGCGCAGCTTCAACTTGTAAGCGCGTTTCGGCTTGAGAATTGCCATATCATCGCTCTTGGGCTTTAGGTACTCTGTGTAGCCGTCAAGCTCGTACAGCGTGGTGCGCAGCGGCTTGTTGTCTGCCACCTGCCAGAAACGGATTCCGGCTTTAATGGAGCCGTCTTCCTCGTCGTACAGGGGAACAAATTCCTCTGCTGCGAACACCTGCACATGGTCGAGATTCCAAAACACGAAAGACTGCCCGTCAATCAAAGCATGGCGGGCAGCGTCCATAATATCTTCGTCAAACGTCGCACCCAGCGCCTTTTTTGTCTCCGGCTCCTGAAATGAAACGCCGTTGCCCAGCAAATACGAAACTTCTTGGTCTACGGCCAAGCCAAAGAACTTGCTTGCAATCTTGTGATTTGCCGTGTACATGTCACGGTGCGCCTTGCCCTGCATGTCGTAAATGATTTTCTCGTATTTGTTGATTGTAGGGTTTTCTCCGTGGTAATACTTGTTTGCGTTCGCTGCAAGGCGTGTGGTATGGTCGGCCTTATACTCATTGATTGCGCCCAGTATGAAACTCATGCGGGCCTTTTCGTCCTCGCCAACCGCTACAAAATCTTGGTATGTTTTCACGTCTTCTCACCGCCTTTACACGAAAATGCTCTTGTATCTGGTTTCGGCGGTGTCTCCCGCCTTGTTCGCTGTGCTCTCCATCGCATACCGCACTGCGTCAATGTGGTGGTTGTTCAAATCCGGGTAGCCTTCCAGCACTTCTCCCGTCTTGCCGTCCCGCTCGTATTCATACTCGCTAAATTCCTTTGCTGTGTCCGGGCAACGTTCAGGGTCAATGACAATAGCTTCCAGCATTTGCAACCATTTTGTGCCATACCGAACCGATTTCGGCCCCTTGCGGGCTGGGAACGTCTTTACGCCGTACTTGTTATAGTCCGCAATAGATTTTGGCTCGGCGCTATCCGCGCAGACTTTATCCTCACGCGTCAGCCCTCTATCCAAAAGCAGTTGCGCAGTGTCCCTGTTGCTGGTTCTACGCCGTGTCAGTTCATCGAAGATGTACAGCGTGCGCCGCGCTGCGTCATAGTGCATTGCATTGTATGCCCATGGGTCAGGATACCAGCCCCAGTCAACGCCGCGCTTGATTCTGTCGAATGTTTTCACCTGCTCGTCTGTGATTGGTTGAATTTTCAGGTTTTCGAATACTGCCGTGCCGCTGCCTACAACCTCGCCCAGATACTCGTGTCGGTAGGCTGTTTCGTTTGTGCGCTGCAAATATTCCGCATCGGCCATAAACCGCTCTCCGAGCCATTCTGCGGGCGTTGTTTTGTAGGTGCTATGATGTATCAGCTTTCCATCTCGGGCTTTCAGTGCGTAGCCGTTTGCCCAGTTCCGCGCCATTGCTGGCGGGTTGAAGCTCTTGAACGTAATGAACCAGTCACCGCCGCGTAGGCAGGACTGTTCAACGTTTCGGATTTGTTCTTCACCGTCAAACTGGTCAAGCTCTTCAAACCAGCAGATACCGATATAACCAAACGGCACTTTGATTGACTTTACCTTGCCGGGGTCATCAACACCGAAAAAAAGCACCTTTTGCCCTGTTGGCAAATAGGTGCATTCCATCGGGGAGACTGTGCAACGAAAATTGTCGTGCAATCCAAGCTCATTGATAGCCCAAACGATTTGCGCATACACGCTTGTGCGCAGTGTGTTTCCGACCTTGCGGAAAACCGCCGCGTGGCATTGCGGATGCTTTAGCAGCTGCAAAATTAGCTCTATGCTAATATAGCTGGATTTTGTACCGCCGCGTCCGCCCTTTGCGACAAGCTCTTTTACATTGCCTGCCTTGATTTCACGGTGGACTTTGGAGAAGCAAGGGGAAACAATCCCCGATAGCTTACAAGTCATCTATGATTAGCACCTCGCTATCCTGCTGTTGTTCCGGCTTATCCTGCCATCCGAAATTTGCCCGCAAGCTGAACTGTGCGCCGCCGGAGCCGTCTTTGTCATACAGTCTTTCTTCGGCGTACTGTTCACAACGGGTCTTTGCACGCGTAATCGTGTCATTGAACTCTGGTTTATTTTGGTAATTCAAAAGCGCCTGCCTTGATGCAAAACCAAGCGCAAGCGCCAATCCTGTCACAGTAGGCGGCTTTTTATCGTCATAGATGATATAGCCGTTTTTATTTCGCATTGGTTCGCCGTTATCGTCTAAGAACGGCTGTCCTTTGCAGGCTTCAAAGTAGGCATCAATCTTTTCTTGCATTGCCTTTACGCTTCTGTATTTAGGTGGTGCGCCCACCGGATTTTTTCTTGATGCCACTTTATCCCCTCGTTTTACAACACAAAAAGCCCACACAATTTGTGTAGGCTTATATCCCCCAAAATCCCTTTGCGCCGGAGGAAAAGCGCGTTCCCGCCCTGTCGGTGTATGCTGTGCCGACCTCACCCGTTGCGGGGAGTAAATCCGCAACGTAATTCAGCAGCACTTGTATTCCGCGCGCTTACCCGCGGTCTCTGCTTTGATGTTATTGGTTTCGGCGATGCGTAACTGCGTCAGTAACGGAGTCCGCACAAGCAGATGCCGGGCAGATTTTTTCAGGCTCTCGAAGTCCCGTTGCGACCTGCCATCGCGCCGCGCTCCTGATCGGCTTGCCGCTTTGCTTACAGCGTTCAGGTTATCTATCGCGTTTTGCCTGCGCCGGGCTTTCACCGGTGGGAGCGACCCAGCATGTGCCCTCAGCCGGACTTGAACCGGCACACCAAGGCTATTGCCATTTAGCTACAAGGGCATGTGCGGCTTGCCGTTTGCACGACCATTGTCATCATTTGTGAGGGATACCGCGCCCGCTCACACAGACAGGTTGCGACCCTGCCCTCTGGTACTGCACATAGGTCTTGCACCTTTGCCACGCCGTAGCTTGCGGAGCGCAGCGCCCTTGCCGTATTGACTTGTCAGGCCAAGTTTGCGGCTGGCTATGCAGCAAATAAAATGCCGGTCTTTCCCGGCTGTCAGTATCGAGAATAGGAGGTTTTGCTATGAACTGTAATGTACCCTCTTTACAGTTCCCAGCATATTCATAATACCACTTGACAACATCCCCACAGTTACCCTTTTTTCTTGTCCAAAAGCCAGAAAAATTTTCTTCTGCTTTCGTAAAACTGCCGCCTGCCGCAATGCACAGGCTGGTATTCGTAAGCCGTCCCCTCTGTTACATTTTTCAACAGAGCACACCAGTTTAAAGGGTCTGCTTCTCTTGCCGCGTCCTCAATGATTCGGACATCTGTGCTTAACTTTAGCGCTCTGTCCGCCTTTCTAGCTGTTGGGTCTGACTTTCCGTTTCCGTGCGGCAAACCGTCATTTGAAACCGAATCAAGCCCTCTTGCGCTAGCAATTTCCAACCGCATTTCAGCGTATCTTTTGCAAAAGTGCTTTAATTCAAGGTATCTTTCTTTTGAAATTCCATATTCATCTAGGTTGAGCGGTCTTTCTCTCATTTTTGCTCCTTTCTTCCATTTTCATGCAGCGCGGCAGCGTGCAAATATTGTCATTCTTCCACTCACACGTTGCGCAAAGATGTTTGCGGGCGTATTCATCAACTAGTTGCTGTTTTGTCATGGGGTCACATCCTGGGGTAGAATTCATTTTAGAAGCCTCATTATGATTCTATAACATGCAATGCCGCTTCGGGTTACGACAAGTAGCGGCCAGAAAATAAGGACAATAACGTTGTCTGCGCCGTCTACGGTGTCCATTCGGTCTGTGTGGTTGATGTACAGGACGGCGAGCAGGCCGCACAGGTCGTAAACACAGACGGCGGCGATAACAAGAATAATGGTCATGGGGTCACCTCCGTTCTGCGATTCCACAACTCAATTGCGTCCTGCTTGTTTTTCATGTGGATAGTTCCGATGCTGCAGTAGTTGCACTGCACTACATACATACCGTCATAGCTTTCATATAACCCGGCTGTAGAACCGCAGAATGGGCAACGCTTGAGTTTAATTTTCATTGTCGGTTACCTCCGTGAGCCAGTATTTGCGCCTGCAGCCATCGCATCCTTTTTCATTTGTGCATCCAATGCTTTCATCAACGTTGCAAGGTCTAATACACAAAATTCCATCATCTTCATCTATTGGTGCATTCGGGAACATCTTCAAGAACTCACTCTGTCTAGTCTTGACGTGGTGGTCTTTTGCCCACTTAATTACGATGTCAATATTCTTTCTGATTGCATTCTCATCCATATTTTCGGCAATAGATGCGGCAAACCCGCATCTGCGTTTTAAGCCATTGAACAACGGGCCGGCTTCGCACCCGCCCTCTTTTAGAATCATCGTGCGACACATCCGAATGCGTGCCTTTTCGTACTCTAATACGTCCATAGTCTCACTCCTTACCAATCTGCATTGATAACTACAAAATCTCCGTTTTCTATGGCACAATCTACAAGCTCAGCAATGATTGCCCAGTTGTATAGTTCGTATACTTTGGCAAACGCAGCAAGCCGTTTTGCCTGTTCCGTTGTTAGTGTCATGTCTTTTCCGTAAAAATCGCGTTCCGGTTCTTTCTCGCGGATTTCGTATGGCACAGAATAGCCGATTTTTTCGAGATACTCTCCCCAGAAACGGCCACAAGAATCTACCTGGTCGCGGATTGTGCCTTTGATTGGCTTGCCGCAGTGCGGGCATTTTTCCGTATGGTAGCGGCAGACTGTAATATCAAGCCCCATTACAAACACTCCTTATCTAGCCCGCGGGTTACATACTGCCCATAGGTCATGCCCAGGGCGGCGGCTTCGCGGGTACATTGTTCAATGGGTTTTATGGTTTTCTTCAGGGCGGGATGTGCAGCGGGTTTCTTGCCTTTTTTCAAAACACCGGCATCCCTGCGGCGCTGGTAGGATGCCTGCGCGCTTTTGATATTTCGCTTGCGGATGCAGGTATCGCAATAGCGCTTTGTGGGCTGGACGTCCCACATAATTTTCCCGCAGGTCTTGCAGAATTTTGTTGTGGTCATAGCGGCTCCTTTGTTTGGGGTGCTTCAATGCCGATGCTTTGCAACGTTACCTGCGCCCAGAGGTCGGCAAGCTGGTCATTGCGGTACTCATTGTATTTATCAGCAACGGGGCCTGTCATTGCATTCTGAATCCGTTTCAGGGTGCGGGGAGAAAGACAGACCTGATAGCACGCCAGCAGACACAGATAGGTGGCGCGGGTTGCAATGTCGTTGCGCTCCTTCATGACAGCTTCCTGCGCACGGCTCTGGATGCCCTGAATTTTAGATTCTGCATAAGCGTCTATGGCCTTCTGCATGGCCGGGGTGGGATGAAGTCTGGCTTTCATAGGTTACACTTCCTCTGTTTTTTTCATGTTGCGATTTGCTCCAACTTCATTTGCTCTTGGGAAAAGTCGAGCATTTTTTCTTTGGCTAGGGCGTAAAACCTGCGGTCAACCTCAAAACCGTAGCTGTCGCGCCCGCATTCATAGGCGGCGCGGAGCGTGGAGCCGGAACCGGCGCATGGGTCAATCACAACGTCGCCGGGGTCTGTGAAAATTTCAATCAGGCGTTTCAACAGGTTTACCGGCTTTTGGGTGGGGTGGATTTTTGGATACTCCCTGCCGGAATCGCGCCGCCACTCGAACCAGTTATAGACCATGTGGCCGCCGCCGTTGAATTTTGGGAGCTTGTCGCGGTAGAGCACGACAGCAAACTCGGTAGCGCCTACGATACGCATATTTGCTTTGAGCACCTGGGCCGAGTAGTTTTTTACGAAAAATAGCGGGTAGGACTTCATGAACCCATACTTTTTTCCCCATTCGGTAATTTCCTGCATCTGCTCAAACGCGCAGAACACAATCATGGCCGGAGCCTTGCCGCGTTCCTTCGGCTCTTTGACAAGCAGTTTGGAGCAAAAGTGCATATACTCTGCAATTTTGAAACGGCCATCGGTGTTAAAAAAGTTTTTTTTGGCGAGTTTGCTTTCTCCGTTTTTATTGTCTCCGCCGTTGTACCAGACGGGATTGCTGGCGTAAGCGTTAGCGCCAATGTTATAGGGAATATCGGCGATTACAAGCTGTGCGTGTGGGATTCCATAGCACTTGTAATTTTGAAAATTATCATGGTAAAGTTCGCAGATTGGCATCTGCTTCATCCTCCATTTCTTCAATGAAAATTTCGGTGCGGGGGTTGGATTTGTCGTACAGTACGCGGGAGCCGTCCACGCTGGCAATGATGGTGTTATTGTCGTCGGCCAGAATTTTGGCGGCGACAAGGGTGTCATGTGCAGCCTCCATCAAGTTCGTGAGGTCTACTTTGCGGCGGGTCGGCATATAGAACACCGTGGCGACGCGGTAGCGGCCCGACAGCGGGGCTTTCGGCTTTGGGGTGAGATACCACATAGCGGCCTGTTCGTACTTCTTATACTGCCTGCTGGGGGCGATGAACGGCTTGCCTGTACGATGGTTGGTAAGGATTTGCTGGGAGTTCTTCTTGGTAATAGGGGGAAGGGAGATAATGTATTTTTGGATCATGTAAAGTCCTCCACGCTCATCTGTCCTGGCAGTACATTTTCTTCCATCCACCAGCGGAACACATCTTGCCCTGTACCGCCCATCATCCAGTTTCCGTCCAGCTTTCCGCGCGCTCTGCGCTCATCAAGCATCCTGTTAAAGGCTTGTATGTAGAGCTTCTCGTAAGCAGGCCAGCGTCGGAACTCCGCATATCGTTTACTTTTCTTTGCGAGTGGGCATCCGATACACCCCACACGATTCAGCCCACATTCATACAACGGATTTACAGGCACCTTTGCATCCTGCAAAAAGCTCCATACTTGATTGTCCGTCCAGTCCACAACGGGGTTTACTACGCGTTTTGCGGCCACCTTGCACCCTTCAAAGATTTTGCTCGGCTCCTGTTCTTCGCCTTTCAAAACGATTCTGTTATCTTTGTTCCGGGTGTATGCTTCAAAAACGCCTCTGTCGCGCTTTCTTCGGCTACTTTCCGCCCACCGCACGCCAGTCGTGATGAACCGCCCGTTTCCGCCCTGTTCTTTCAGCACATCGCAGCAGTACCTCACGATTCGTGTCGGCGGCATCAGTTTTTGCGGGATTAGGTCCCACATACTTGTGCGCTTGCCCTTATAAACGGGGTAGTTAATGGTGCATTTCACGCCCAGATTTTCAAGTCTGGCAAATTCCTGCCGTACAAACCGCACTGTCTCCGGCGCATCCGCTGTTGTGTGGTTGTGCTGCACTTCAAACGGGATGCCCCCCCCTCAGTGCAAGTTCTACGCATACGCTGCTGTCCTTGCCGCCGCTGGTCGTTACCACAAGCGGCGTGCCGTAATACTTTAGTGCCATGTCGCTTGCCGCTTTCAACCGCCCTATGGCGATTTTCTCCGGGTCGCCGTTTGTCGGCATGGTCACAATGCCCCAATCTTCTTTGCTCACGGTGCTATCTCCTTTACTTTGCTGAAATACTTCTCGCTTTACCATATATCCGGCAGGTTTGGATTTTGGGTGTAACCTGCGGTGCGCAGGGCGGCTTCGGCATTCCAACGTGTGGAATACAGGCGCTTGGAGTGGGTGATGTCGCCGGTAGAGCGGGAATAGGTGATGATTTCATACTTTGCCATTCAGTTTCAGCGCCTCCTGCGTATTTACCTCGTCGCGCTGGATTTTTTGATAGAGCGGCGTGTCAAAGTGCAGACACTCATGGCAGGTGCGGGCGAACAGGACGTCAAAGGATTCGATTTTGTGCGGGAGAAATTCCGCTGCCGCCGTGCGCAGTTCGGCAACGGTGGGTGGGAATTTCAGTGTGGTGGCCAGATTTTCCGCACCGCTCTTGGCCGCCTGCAAGGGGACATCTTTCAGTGCTGTGGCCCAGGCTTTTGTCATTTCGTCCGGGTCTTTGCCGCGCATGATGTTTGCCCAGTAGTTGGTGCAGGACAGCAGAAAGACGGCAGTTTCCTGTTCAGTCATCGGTGGTCACTCCTTTCGCGAGTTGCTTTAATCGCTCCATCGCGGCTGTGGTGTCGGTCTGGCGTGGCGCGGTGCGGGTCGCTTTAGCACTGTCGCGCTTTGCCTTGAAAGCTTCCACAGTGTAGATTCCTTCCTGCTCACAGCGTGCCAGGATTTGGGATATGTAGCTCCAACGCCGGGAGTTATGAACGGCGGCTTCTTCGATTGCCTGACAGATAATGGCGGCTGGAAATTTTTGCAGGGCCGCTTTGATTTCATCGGATACAGCGCGGGGGATGGAACCACAGTTCTGTTCATAGCACTGGATGCAGTCGGATAAATCCTGGTTATACAGGTCACACCCGGCGTCGCTGGCAGCAGTAGTAGCTATATATTCTTTACTTCTTACCTTCTTAGTATTAGAGGGTTTGTTGCTCGTTTGTTGCTCGTTTGTTGCTGGTTTGTTATTGTCGTTGTTGGATGATTGATAATCAGCGTAATTATTTATCGTGTAGACGGTAAATTTCGACGTCGATTTCTTTGTTACTTCGTTTGTTGAAATCAGCTTGGACAAAGCGGTTCGGATTTGTTGCGTTGTTAGCCCGAGTTTGACTTCCATTTCCTTTACAGTGGTAACAACTTGACCACGTTCCAAAGGGATGCCGCGATAGAACTTGTCTTCGTAGCTGGCAATCAGCAGTAGGTGAATAAACACGTCCTTTGTGGGGCCGTCATCATACCAGCCCCATTCGAGCATTTTTCTGTACAGCTTGATGAAGCCCTCGTTTGCCATTTTTCAACACTCCATGTAATACTCCGCGACACGGCAAAGCCGACCATAGCGGTTGCGGCGCTGTACCATACGGGAGGCTACCGGGACGCCCCGGCGCTTTAGGTCTGTGATGCGGGAGGCAAGGCGGCTGCATCCGAAGTCCTCGAGTGCATCCAGTGCGGTAAATGTGCCGCCGGATTCCAGCACGGCTAAAATCTGGTCAAGCTGGCTCGGCTGCTTTCTTTCATTCGTTCTTTCTTTCATGACGCGCACCTCCTAGAACGGAAAATCCCCCTCATCCTCAATGAGGGCATAGTCGTCAGACTGGCCGGAAGAATAGGAAACGTCGGGCATGCCCTGCGTGCGCTGTGAGGTGGCTGCGGGGCGCTGTGCGGCGTTCTGCGGGGCGGGGTAGGTACTTTCCTTACTACCGCAGAAACTCGCGTTCTGGGCCACAATTTCAACGGCTGTGCGGTTCTGGCCGTTCTTGTCCTGATACTGGCGCGTCTGCAAGCGGCCATCAATGGCAATGAGGGCACCTTTTGGGAAGTATTTGCAGACGAACTCTGCGGTTTTTCCCCATGCGGTGACATCGAGCCAGTTCGTCTGGCTCTGGCCGCTGGCATCCTTATAGCCGGAATCGTTGGCGATGCGGAAGGAACAGACGGACTTGCCGCTGTTCGTGGTTTTGAGCTCCGGGTCTTTGACCATACGGCCAATAATAGCAACAACATTCAACATAGGTTAGTCCTACAAGTAGTTAATATAGAAGCGGCGGCGAAAGTCGTCGTGGTTCCAATGGTAGTAGGCTTCTGCAAGCATTTGGCCTTGTTTGTGGTAGTGGTCTTGCAGGTCGCCGCTTGAATGAATGGCGGCGTGGCAGGCGGGGCAGACGTTAATCCAGAGGCCCAGCGCCTTGCTGGCCTTGCGGCGGCTTCCGCCGTAGATTTCATGTCTGGCGGTGTCTCCAAAGCGGTGGCAGTGATAACAACGGAACGATTCATGTACGAACAGTGACGGCGCGTAGCCGTTCTTGTCAAGCTTCACGCCAAATTCATTGCGGGTCTGCATCGTCTGTCAGTCCTTTCAACTTGGAGATTTCTTCTGGGGTCATGGTGGGGATGCCCTGCTGCTGGCACTCCTGAACGATCAGTTCAATCAAGCGGTGCATCTGTGAGGGGTCGAACTGGGAAGAGCCGTACCAGCATTGCAGGTTGTAGAAAGTCCCCTGCGGGGTGGTCATTTCATCGAGCTTGTGAACCTGCCAGCCCTCGCCCTTGCTCTCCCAGCCGTTTTTGAATGCCTTTGCAGCATCGGCACGGAGGGTGACAAGGGCGGAACTGCCGCCGATGTCGCGTATCAAATCGCGGTAGATGTCCAGCACAGGACGGTTGATTTTTGCGGCAAGCTGGTTCATGAGCGCCCATGCGTAAGCGTTGGCCGAGAGACTGCGCTTTTGTGAGGCCGTGCCGATAACAGCAGCAAGGGGCTTGCCCTCGTCAATAACGGCGCGGGCTTTATCGCAGTCAGCGGGGGAGCATTCCAGCGTAATTGTGTTGCCGATAACAACGGCGGTCTTGATGGAAATTTGCTGCTTCATTTCCTGTGTTCAAACTCCTTTGCAACGCTGCGCCAATCATCATCGGTGAAGTCCTTAAACAACTTACCAATAAAGGTTTTTGCTTCTGTTTGAACCGTTTTGTTGTCCTTCCCGGTTCGCTGTGCATATCCTTTCAGCGCAGTTGTTGCCATGTCCTTTACAATCTGTGCGGTAACTTCTGGCGCTGTTGTGACAGGCTGCGGCTCTTCTTCATAGCGCTCTTTAAATTCATCTGCTTCGCTATCGGAATAGATGCCGTCAAACGCAAGTTTACAGATTTTCAAAACAACACGGTCAAACAAGCGTTTGTATGCCATTGCGTAAGGGTAAGCGTTCTTACAGTTCTGCGCAGATGCTTCGCCAACTTCGTAAAGTCCCTGCTGCTTGTTGGCGTAGGTGAATACAAGAGAGTTCCAATATCCAGATTTATCAACGGATACGCAATCCGGGTTGAATTTGTCTTTTTCCGGCATGTTATCGTTAATCTTCAAGCAGGCGTTGTGGCTGATAATCAAGCCGGTGTACATCATTTTCCCGGTTTTGGTCTCGTTCATTAAAATCCAGAAATCAGATTCTTTTAGGTACGGTCTATCGTTGATGGCCTTTAATGCTTTGTCGCGGCTTGCAATGTATTTTGCGCTTTGGATAACGGGGACCTCTTGACGGGATTTAAGCGAATACTCCGATTTTTTTTCGTTAAACATCAGATTGCTTCTCCTTCCTTGTCCTCTGTCGTTAGGTGGATGCGGTAGCAGCTGGCGGGCGGCAGGGCCGTGTCCGGCTTGCGGGTTTTTAGGTCATAGTAGTAGACCGGAATGCCGTCTGCCAGAAAATAGGTGCTGTTCAGGCCGTATTCATGTTTTGCGAAAAGCGGTACAAATGCGCCGATGCTCTCGGAATAGATGCGGCGGGCAGCCTGCACAGCGTTGAAATAGCAAGCGCTGATGCCCTTTCCAGTGGGGATGAACTCGGCAAGATGCCGACCCTTCAAAAGTGCGTGCGCCTGTTTCAGGGCGCTGATGTCGTCAATGGTCATTTTAGTAGTCCTCCATACAGCGGCAATCTTCCCAAGGGTCGTCCTCTTGGACATCTTCACCGGGGAAGTCGCCGGGGTTATAGCACATATCACAGCCGATGATTTCCGTTCCGAATTTTGCAGGGATAAAGTGGATAGTTTCGCATTCTTCGCCGCAGACAGGGCAGCGGGGGCGGCGTGGTTCGGCAGGCGGGAAGGGGTTATCTTGATGCCCCCAGAAGCTGGTCATTTGGCTGCCTCCTGATTTTCTTCTTCATCAGAAAAATGCAGCTCCATCAAGTCGGCGATTGCGAGGTACTCTTTAGCGTATTTGCTGTCGCCGTGGGTTTTCTTGACGATCTCACGGAACTGCGCCAAATCACCATAAAAGCAACCGCACTGTACGCGGATAATTTTATCCTTGCAGCGGAAAAATGTTGTCGCGCGGAAATATCGGCCGAAGCCTGTAACGACAGCGTAGTCCGCATTGCCGTAGACCCGCGCATCGCCGGAGACCCG